GCATGTATGTGCTAAGAAGTCAGCTCCCCACTTATCTGAAAAGAACAGAGTCTGGGCTGAAGTATCTATCTCACAATACACTGCTCACAAACGACCCGAGAGTCAAGGTGGGTTGTGGTACACAGCTAAATACATGACTATTAATAAGGTATTGTAATGAACTACGTCAACTTTGAGTTCCCCGAAGAGAATGCAAAAGATGCTCTCATGCATCTACTGTACCTTACTGAACCCGGCACCCTAATCATCTATGACCTAGAAGATCATGGTCACTGTTATGAATATAAAGGTAAAGCTAAAACAACAGCAAGAGCTGATCAATGGAATACTTACTGTGTCATGTTCAAGCAAGAATGTGTAGCATTAAGTGTAGATGGTAAACGTGGGATCATGTGCGGTCCCAAAGCAGAGCAATGGTCTTTCACCTCGGAGTATTTCGTATTATGAGCAATTATCAAGGACACCTGAATGATGGTTCTTCCATCCAAAAACATAGCGTAGGTTCTCTCTACCCCGCTATTCTCTATGTACAGCATGATAAATACGGTGTAATCACACCAGATGATCAAATGGGTACCTTAGTAGGTACTTACGATGAAGCCCTTAAAGTAGCAACCCAATGGAAAGAAAACAAATAATGTTCAAGAAAACTAGTCAATACACTGAAGGTGGTTATGCACGATGCACAGGCCGTGGATACCGTATCTACAAAGTTATGTCTCACAGTGACTACGGTACTGTGTTACAACGCTTAGGTGATACTAACCGTGGTAACTTCAAGTTCAAGATGGGTACACGTATCTTTGTCCTAAACTCACGTAACAAAACATGGTATGAGCCTGTGGTTCCTGTATGAGACAATATGGAGTAGACTATTTAATGAAACACTTTAATCACAACCAACACACATACCTCGCCGGACCTATCGAAGGTTTATCATTCGAAGAAATGCATGAATGGCGAGATAAAGCGTCTTATAACTTAGGTAACGTAGGTATCGACACTCTTGACCCTACCCGTAGGGTAGCCTTCGTTGACCTCAAAGATGAGTATGCTGCTGCCCGTATCTGGAAGAGTGACCTGCAAGATATCTCCTACTCCAGTGTAGTTCTTGCCAACCTCTCTGACTCTCTTCCCGGTAAGAAGTGGGGTACTGTAGCTGAAATCGCTCATGCTCACACCAAAAATAAAATCATTATTGTTCTTATCAATAAAGACCAGTTCCACCACCCATTCATCACTCAGTATGCCACTGAGATTCATTACACCCTTGACTCTGCTATTGAAGCAGTACAACAATACTACCTATGAAAAAACTTCTGGTAACCCTCTCCCTTCTGTTCTCCCTGTCAGCACACGCTGAGTTCATTGCAGGTGACCACCTATACAACAACCTGATGTCCTCTGACCCACAACTCAAAGGTCAAGGTCAAGGGTATGTCATGGGTATCTTTGATGTTCTTATGGACAAAACTATCTGCCCTCCTGCAGAAGTCCGTAGTAATGCTGTTATAAACCTTGTTGTTAGGCAGCTAGAAGTATCTAAAGCAGACAACAAAAACTATGCAGCATCAAGTATCGTTGAGTATGCCCTTGAAAAGGCGTATAGGTGTGCTCGCTGGACTGTCTAATGTGGTCAGTCTTTCTCGTAATAGCAGTGTACTACCTATGGTACCGTTTAGTCTTTAAATATTAATATATGATGGAAATGATAGGAAACATTTGGGGAACAGTAGCAACAATCGTTATGATTGGCGCTGCCATAGAACCAATTTTAAACAGAGCCGATAACCTAAAAAGATACAAGGAATACTAATATGCCATACATCTCTCAAACAGCCCGTAAATACATGGATAAACCTGATACAGCAGGTGAAGTTAACTACAAAATCACCCGTATTGTTGATGAATACCTTGAGCGTAAGGGCTTGATGTACCAACACATTAACGATATGATCGGTGCCCTTGAAGGTGCTAAACTTGAGTTGTACCGCCGTGTAGCTGCCCCTTATGAAGATCAGAAAATGAAAGAAAATGGTGAGGTATACACCAATGTCTAGAAAAGAATATGACCTGAAATCATTCTCAGTGATCACAAAAATCTATGTTGTCTGTGAAGACGTTGAATGGTATCCAACAGCAATCGCAGCCTTCGTAACTGAAAAACAAGCTAAAAAGTTTGTTAAAGACTTTTATAAAATATACGGGTATAATGATATACACATCAATGAAGTATGGATACCCGGAGAAATAACAAACTATGTCTGACTTCTACGATCAGCAGTTCCTTAAACAATTCTTCCCGGATAAACCACTGATGTCAACTAAAATGGATCAACAAATGTATAAAGACACTCTAAAAGATAACGTTGCTGAGTATGAAACATACCGTGCTAATGAAAGTATGATGGACGAAGCCCGAAGCAAACCACTCTTAACTACAGTGGACAAAAACCTCAAAACCTTAGCAGCTATCGGTAAACCCCGAATGTCTGATGTACCACCTGTAGCTCTATTCGCCTTAGGTGCTGCCATGAGTGACGGTAAGGATAAGTATGGTAGGTTCAACTGGCGTGAAACAGGGGCTACATCCTCTGTGTTCTATGATGCTATGATGCGTCACTTGGCTGCGTGGTACTCAGGTGAAGATTATGCACCAGACAGTAAAATACATCACCTTGGTCATATCATGGCCTCATGTGCTATCCTGCTAGATAGTACAGCTATCAATATCTTAAATGATGATCGTAACCAAGAAAATAACCCGTTAATTGATAAGATCTGGTTAAAATGAATCCTGAATTCCTACGATCAAAAGAACTGAGAGCAATCCTAGATAAAATATCTTGGCAAGGTAAAAAGCTTGCAGCACACACATCAGTTACCTTACCAATAGCAGCTAACCTCAAGTCAGCTGAACTCTGCCTAAAGAAACTTATGGTGCTTAAAGAAGAATTCAACGTAATGTGTGAAGCAGACCTAGCCAATGTAACAACATTCAGAACGGATATTTAATGGAATTAATTAAAACTGTTAAAAAGTTTATTAGCGGGTCTGATAAATTGTTTGACATCTACAGCTGTACCATCGATGAAGCTGATACTTTCGAGTCAACTACAGGTAAGCAAATGGTAAGTGCTAGAGTAGGTGACATCACATTCAAAGGTCTCTACAACAAATGGGTGTATGAGCACCTCTGTGAGAATGAGGGTTCAGAGTCCTTCATTGTACTGTGGCGAGCACCCAAAGGAGAGCCTATGCTAGCCTATGTTAAAGATGTATGGACTGAGCATCTACAAGGTATCTACAATGTAGAAGTACCTGCCACTACAGAAGCCTATAACAATGAAGGTGAAGCCTTTGTGTATATGTGGGTTAATGTGGATAGTGATAAAAAATATATCGGTAAGCATAAAGGTAAACCAGATGATGGGTATATCTGTAGCTCAACTGATCTACTCTCTGAGTACACTGACCAACCTGAGAAGTTCTACCGCACTATCCTTGCCTACGGAACAGATCAAGAGATGCTTGAGTTAGAAACTATGCTACTCCTGCAATTAAAGACCCGGATGTCTCCGGAATACTACAATATGTCTAATAACCTTTACCTTCAGTAGGGTATTAAATTAGTCGGTACCTATAGATACATACAAAATGACAATACTCTCAAAACAGACCAAAACCATGCTAACAATCACTGTTGAGCTAGAACCTTGCAGTGATGAACAAGCGTTATACCACTGGGTTGCTGAAGCCCTTGACCCCTACCTCAATAAGAATGAACGGTGGGATATTGTACAAATAGAGGATATCTTTGAATGAGAACCAAAGACCAAGATGACTGGGATCTATTCTACCTGAGAATGGCTGACCTGATCTCCCAACAGAGTTATGCTCAAGATCGTAAGGTAGGCGCATTGATTGTAAAGGATGGTAACATCATCTCCTTCTCTTACAACGGTACACTTCCCGGTCAACATAACTGTACCACAGATGCCTCAGGTAGGACACTATCTAAGGTGCTCCATGCTGAAACACAGGCTATTGCCAAAGTAGCACGATCTACATACAGCACTGAAGGTAGTACACTGTACAGCACTCTCAGCCCATGTATCGAGTGTGCCAAGTTAATTGCACAAGTAGGTATCACCCGGCTAGTATACCGAGATACCTACAAATACACTGAGGGACTTGACTTCCTCAAATCAGCTCATGTAGCTGTAAACGAAACCCAGAACCATAGTAGTCTTGCTGACGCTGAATGGTTAAGAAAAACTGGATTGCTATGATTAAAGTTAAAGTGTCATCCATGCACAAGATAGATAAGGAAGTTGCTAAACTATTCCGTAATATCTTAAAAGATTATATGGTGAGGTTTGACGTACTTGAACGAGGTGATATCAAGGAAGTATATTTCTGCTTCGTTGATCTACCCGAAACAGGACATGATGGTACAGCCATCTACGAGGATGTAGGTGAGCGTATTGTAGTACAAATTCGTGATCCTGCTATCAGTGATAACACAGGTGAACCCAGTAAATATGCTATCGCTAAAATGGTACAAACTTTATGCCATGAGATAGTTCATGTATGCCAACGTATCACAGGGCGTAAAGGATTCAGTATCCCTAAAGCTAAAATCAACAAGAGCAGTAAAGATGAGGTATACTTCTTTGACCCTCTTGAAGTAGAAGCAAGGGTACTCGAACAATTCTACACATACACTTATGGAAGTAAACTATTGTGAAGCGACTATGCTACGATATTGAAACTAACGGCTTAATGCCCTTAGTAGATACTATCTGGTGTTTAGTGACTGTTGACTCTGATACAGGCGAAGTTAAATCCTTCTCCGATCATGATGCTGACTTGCCACCCTTAGCTGAAGGTTTAAAATACCTACATACAGCTGACATTCTCTACGGTCATAACGTTATCGGATATGATAATGTTGTGCTGAGAAAAATAACAGGATGGCAACCGCTAGATACCCAAAAAATTATTGACACTTGGATACTATCCCTCTTAGTACAATACCAACGAGACCACAAACATGGTCTTGAAGGGTGGGGTATCAAACTAAAGTTCCCTAAGATTGACTGGGATGAGTGGGATAAGTACTCCAAGGATATGCTTAACTACTGTATCCGAGATGTAGAGCTTAATGTAAGGGTATACAAAGAACTCTCAGCAGAAGCTATCAAAATCATCAAGAAGCATCCTAACTTCACCAAAGGTATGGAAGTAGAGATGGAGTTTGCCAAGATCGAGTCAGAGATCCAACGTAATGGTTGGAAGTTTGATATGGATGCTGCCATTAAACTCCTCAAAGAACTTGATGACAAGATGGCAACTATCGAAAGAGACCTAGAACCACTCATCGGTATGCAATGTATTAAGACTGATGGTCTGGAAGTTAAATCTCCTGCATGGCGTAAAGATGGTCAATATACTGCCGCTACTGTAAGACACTTCGGTTACACCCAAGAATCAGGTATCGAAGAACGACCTATCCAAGGTGACTTCTGCCGTATCTCGTTTGAACAAGGTAAAGTAGGTCAGATTGAGGTAGTTAAATCCTACCTATACAGCATTGGTTGGGTGCCTGATGAATGGAACTTTGAAAAGATCAATGGTAAATTCATTAAGAAGTCACCTAAGATTACTGAAAGCTCTCTTGAAAAACTAGGTGGTACAGCAACCACTATCAGTAAATACTACACTTTACGGTCACGCCAAGGTATCCTCAAAGGTTGGATTGAGGCTGCTAAAGCTGACAACAGACTACATGGGCGTATGTGGACTATCGGTACACCTACATTCCGTTGTAGACATGAGGTAGTAGCTAATATTCCTTCAGTAGATACTATCTATGGTCCTGAGCTAAGGTCACTATTAGTAGCTGAAGAGGGTATGTCTATTGTAGGTGCTGATTCATCTGGAAATCAGATGCGTGGTTTATGCCACTATATTGGTAATGATAATTTTACAAATGAGGTAATTAATGGAGATGTCCATCAAAGAAATGCTGATGCCCTTGGTGTTAGTCGTAAGCTGGCTAAGCCTTTTTTGTACGCTTTCTTATTTGGGGGTGGAGCAGGTAAGCTAGGCTCTATTCTAACAGGTAACACTGATGCTAAGGTAGGTGCTATCGCCAAAGAAAAATTCCAGAACTCAATTCCCGGAATGAAAGCATTAACCGATAAACTTGAATCTGAATTCGAAAGAACAGAAAATATCTTCGGTAAAGGTAAAGGGTTTATCCGTGGTCTAGACGGGCGTATTGTATTTGTTGCCTCCAAGCATCAAGTATTAAACTACTTATTACAAACCGCTGAAGGTGTTACTTGTAAAGCTGCTATGGTATACGCTAAAAAGAAGATAAAAACGGCAAAGATAATGGCACAACCTATGATGATGTACCACGATGAGCAAGCGTGGATGTGTAAGGACCAAGATGCCGAACAAGTAAAGGAAATACTAGTTGAGTCATACAAAGAATCAGCAAAAGAATTTGGAATCTACTGCATGGATGGATCGGGGGCGATCGGAAAAACTTACGCCGCTGTTCACTGATGTAATATTAGATGAAGAAAGAGCAAACGCAACTTGTGTTTCTCAAGGGTGTGTTAACAAAGTACTGCCACCATTTATGAAAATGGGTAAGGAAAAACCTTGGTATAACTATATGACAAGGTGTGGGCAATGCCAACATTATATGCACAAATATAAAGTAACAACACCTGAAAGAAATAAACTTTTAAAACAACAAGATAATAAATGTGCTATATGCGCAGAAGAAATATCTTTTGGTAGTAAAAGCGCAAATCTAGATCACTGCCATAATACCCAAAAAGTAAGAGGAGTGCTTTGCTTTAACTGTAATACTGCATTAGGTAGCTTTAAAGATAACATACTAATCTTGCAAAATGCAATTAAATATTTGGAATTAAACAATGGCAAAAAAACCACTACCAGAAATTGAACAAGAATCTTTCGATATCTGTATCATTGATGCAGACAGTATCGTATATGAGATCTGTTTTGTAAACAAGTCAGAGGCTCTAGCTAAAAGAGCCTTTGATAAAAAGATTGATGAGATCATGACACAGACTAGGTCTGACCAAGGTATGATATACATCAAAGGTAAAGATAACTTCAGGCATATTGTAGATACTGAATACAAAGCTAACCGTAAAGATAACATAGAGCCAGAAGTTAAAGAACGTATTAATAAACTCTATGAATACGTCAAAGAACTTGCTATGGAATCTAATGGAGGTGAAGCTGACGATATGTGTATCATCACTGCTAACATGGCTGTCAATGAAGGTAAGACATATGTTCTGTCCCACATCGATAAAGACCTTAACTGTATGCAGGGATGGCACCATAACTTCAAGACAGGCACTATGTACCAAGTAACCCGTGAACAAGGTTACCGATGGCTTATGCAACAGCTGCTCACAGGTGACTCCACAGATAACATCAAAGGTATCTACGGTATTGGTCCTGTTAAAGCGGATAACATTATCGGTCAGTCACCAGTAAGAACTATCCTCAGTCATGTAATTGATGCATGGAAGGATAAGGTAGGTAGCAACTGGGAAGAAGGTTTTATTAAGTGCGCTAACAACATTTACCTCAGGGAAACCTTTGAAGATGTAAGACCACTTACACTAGAAGAATTATTAGAAAGGTTACAATGGAAGCAGACACCGGACACTGGATTACTCTTACAGACAGGCCTGACAACGCCTACGGATTCTTATATTTCGTCTACGGACCAACCGGAAGATCTTATATTGGGCGAAAACAACTCGTCAGTGTAACTAAAAGAATACCTGCTGGTAAGACACGCAAGGTATCTACTTACAAAGAATCTGACTGGAAAACCTATATGTCCTCATGCAGAGAACTGCTTGAAGATATCGAGTTATACGGTAAAAATTCTTTTGTATTTGTAATCTATGAGTGGTGTATGGGCAAGGGTATCCTCAGCTACAGAGAAGTTCAAGATCAGTGGTATGTTGATTGCTTATCACGAGAAGAAACCCCTGACGGTGAAAGACTTTACTATAATGCTAATATCGGTGCTATCAAATTCCTTAAACCTAAATGACTAAAAAGAAAATCAAACCAGAACCCCTTGAAGAATATGTTGACCTGAAACAGGAATTCAATCAGAAATACAAACAAAAGAAACAAACCCAAGAGCAAGCCAGAGATCGTAGACACGCTATCCGTGAATCCAAAGAAGATAAAGACTACTGGAATTAATATGTCCCGATGGATACAAGCAGGTTGTTCTAAATGTAACAGCCATGACGCATTTTCCTATAAAGAGGGTGACACATGGGGGTACTGCTTCAGCTGTACTCGCTCATCACCTATTGACCCTAACGCTGTAACAAGCTATGTAAGCAAACAAGATTATACCATGCATACAATCGAAGAAATTAAGAGTTACCCATCCCGTGGATTTAAAGAAAGGGATATTACTAAGGTAGTATCAGAGCATTATGGAGTTAAAGTCAGCTATGATGAAAATGGTGAGATCATTAGTCATTTCTACCCTTATACAGTGGACAATGAAATTGTGGCCTACAAAGAGCGTAAGTTACCTAAGTCATTCGTTATACACGGTGACTTCACAGATGTGCAACTCTTTGGTCAGAACGTATCAACAGGTAGCCGCAAGATTGTTATCACTGAGGGTGAACTGGATGCTCTGGCTGTAGCCCAAGCCCAGTATACTAAATACGGTATCTTCTACCCGGTAGTAGCCTTACCTAGCGCAGCAGCTACCAAGCTAATCCTCAACCAACGTGAGTGGTTACGTTCGTATGAAGAAGTTATCCTGATGTTTGATAATGACGAGGCAGGTAAGAAAGCCTCGGAAGCTGCTGCCAAGATTATTGGCTATGATAAGGTTAAGATTGCCTCAATCCCTTATGGTGAAAAAGATCCATGTGACGTACTAATTAAGCATGGTCACGGTGCTATCATGAAGGCTATCTTTGATGCCAAACATCATAGTCCTGCTGGTGTAGTACAGGGTGAAGCTATCTGGGATAAATACAAAAAACTGCAAAGTGTGACCTCACTACCCTACCCTAAATGTTTATCTGGTTTAAACACCAAGCTTAACGGTATGCGTATGGGTGAAATCGTATTGTTTGCCTCAGGTACAGGTGCTGGTAAAAGCACTGTCATCAAAGAAATTGTTCTTGAAGTTAAGAACGAAACAACAGACAAAGTAGGTATGGTCTCCCTTGAAGAATCTATCGGTGACACCGCTAATAAGTTCATCAACATGGCTATGTATGTACCCACAAGTGATGGTTCCTCTGAAGAAGATCAACGTAAAGCATTTGAAGAAGTATTCTTAGATGAACGTATTGTATTGTTAGACCATCAAGGTTCTGTCAGTGATGAGTCACTCATTGATAAGATTGAACACTTAGCTTTATCAGGATGTAAATACCTTATCCTCGATCACATCACTATCGCTGTATCTGAGGGTGTTAAGGGTAAAACAGGTAACGAAGCAGTTGATTCGTTCATGTCTGACCTACTTAAGATTGTAAAGAAGCATGATATCTGGCTTGGTATTATCTCTCATCTTCGTAAAGGTGAAAAGCCATTTGAAGAAGGTCACATGCCTACTATTGACGACATCAAAGGTAGCGGTTCAATCAAACAGATTTCATTTGATATCATTGCATTTTGTCGTAACATGATAGCTGAAGATGAAGTAATCAGAAATACTATCCGTCTTCGTGTATTAAAATCTCGATACACAGGTAAAACAGGAGACTGCGGAAATACACGTTATAATACAGTAACTGGGAGACTACAGCAAGTAGCAACAGCAGACTTCGATTAACCAACTAGGAAATTAAATGAACCCCGTAGAATATCTAACTGAAAGAGTTTCTGTAGTACAGATTGACTCAGCAAAGATCTACAATGAGGGGTGCAGATTACTGGCACACCACCCAGACTGGGAAACAGACTTAGAGTTATTTCTGAGTGAAGCATGGGATGTGCTGGTAAAGTACTGTATCCGTAATAGAAACGAAACACATAGCGCAAGTGTTAAGTTAACCTTTGCCAGTCAACTGATTGGTAAACGTATAGCTACTAACCTAAGTATCAGCAAAGATAACGTAAAGACTACACTAGCTCTTGGTGACTTGATGCTAGAAGCTTTCCTACAAGATGACCTCATTGATATCTACCGAGAATATGATGGGCATAAAGCACCTTATATGATCAAGATCAAGTGGCATGAAGATACACTTAAGCCCATATTAGTTGGTACTACCTTTGAGAAGCCTGAGCCTATCAAAGGTTTAATATCCCCTATAACTAAAGACCCTTACATCAAAGGGTGGAACAACAATGAACTGTTTATGCAGTATGCTGACTCACGGTTCATCAAAGCCCTAGAAGCACTAAGACAGCAACCTTGGGTACTCAATGAAGAAGTACTCAATGCTGCCAAAGAAAATCCACCATGTCAAGTAATAGAACTTATTGACCCTGATGGTGTTATCTTTGAGCATAATATCCATGTCAACACCAAGTATGATCATGATACTACTCACCTAGATGGTACTCCTTATCTAGGTAAAAAGGACCCTAAGCTACAACGTATGGTGTCTAAGTACTATGAGTATAGCCAGATACTTAAGAAGGCAGAGCTAGTTAAAGAACAAGGATACCCCTTCTACCAAGAAGTATCTTGTGACTACCGGGGTAGAATGTACTATGCAGAATCATTCCTTGAGTTTCAAGGTAGTGACCTTGCCCGTAGCCTATTCTTATTCCATGATAAGAAGGAAGTTACTGAAGAAGGTTACCGCTGGATGTGTATTCATGCAGCTAACTGCTACAATCAGTCATACACTGTAGAAGAACTTAAAAGTATTAAATGGTTGGATACTGACTATGTAAAGCACCTACAGGAAGAAGGTTTAGATACTATCTCGCTTGACAAAATGACTCTACAAGACAGGTATAACTGGGCGGTATACAACCTAGAAGAAATGAGGCTTACTTATGAGAATAATACAGTGCATAGTAATGCTGAAAAGCCTTATGGATTCTTAGCTGCGTCTGTTGATATCTGCGAATATATTGATCATTCATTTCTGAATATGAAGTATTATAGTGGGTTACCTATCCCTATTGATGGTTCTAATAACGGTTGGCAACACCTTGCAGCTATGTCTAAGGATAAACAAGCGGGTACTTTGGTATCCTTAGTACCAACACCTATCCAGAAAGACTTCTATGTAGCTGTAGCCAAAGAACTTATAACAATCATGCCTGAGTGGTTTACTGAACGTAATATGCCTATGAAATCTATTCGTAAAGGTATTGCTAAACGAGGTTCAATGACCCGAGCATACTCAGCAGGTAAAAAGCGTATTGCAAAAAATATGTTTGATGACTGCCATGTAGAAGGATATACTTCTAAATTCAATATCACTGAAAAAGAATGTGATAAATTGTCAGGTAACCTGATTAACGCTATTAATACTGTATGTGATGGACCCCTCAAAACAAGTAAATACCTTCAAAAGATTGCTGAACATGAGCTTAACAATGACAGGAATCATCTTACGTGGGTTACTCCTAGTGGCTTTCCTGTTATATATAAAGCTTATCTACAGCATGAGTTCAAGCAACGAGGAACCATAAGAGGAATTAAAGGAAATAAAGATGGTAGAGTCACCCATGTCGTTAAAGTCGATGTACGAAACAAAGAAACTGGGGAAAAAGTTCCTTGCCGTAGGTCTTTCGCCAGTGGCATTAGTCCTAACGTTGTACATAGTTACGATGCATCCCACATGGCTAACACCATTGTTGCATTTAACGGCTCTTTTGCTGCTGTCCATGACAGCTTCTCTTGTCATGCTTCTGATGTCGATTTTCTACAGTCAGTCACGAAAATGACCTTCCAAGCCCAATACGATGTACCTAACTTCTTTGATATCCTCCAAGATAACTTGATGTTAAACAAAGACACATTCGAAACACAACAACCCAAGCTAGGTTCATTGGACCTATCTGATCTAACAAACTCAGAATACTTCTTCTGCTAATAAAGGAAACAATAATAATGAATAGCTACCAACAGCTCATCGCAAAATCACGCTACGCCCGGTACTTACCAGAAGAATCTCGCCGAGAAAACTGGGATGAAACTACAAATCGATGGATCAGTTTCTTCCAAAATAAATTTAAAAATAACACACGAGTAGGTGAGGTATGGGAAGTACTTGCCAGTAGTATCTATAACCTCCAAGCACTCCCATCAATGCGCTCTATCATGACCGCTGGTGAAGCATTAGATCGTACTAATGTAGCTGCCTATAACTGTTCTTACCTCCCAGTTGATCACCCCCGTTCATTCGATGAAGCTATGTACATCCTGTTGTGCGGTACAGGAGTAGGCTTCTCTTGTGAACACCAGTACACCAAGCACCTCCCTATTGTACCCACACAGTACACTACAGGCGGTATGATTTATGTGGCAGACAGTAAAGAAGGTTGGTGTGAGTCTTATCAAGCCCTGATCACATCGTTATACTCTGGAAATGTACCATCATGGGATGTCTCAGGTGTACGACCTGCCGGAGCACCACTTAAAACCTTTGGTGGACGAGCCTCAGGTCCAGCCCCTCTGGTATCTTTGTTTGAATACACCATCAATAAGTTTAAACACGCTCAAGGGCGACAACTCAAGCCTATCGAAGTACATGACATCATGTGTAAGATTGGTGAGGTAGTAGTTGTGGGTGGTGTACGCCGATCAGCTATGATTTCTTTGGGTGACTTAGGTGACTACGATCATGCAACAGCTAAGACAGGTTCTTGGTGGGAAACTCACGGTGAACGAGCATTGTCTAATAACTCTGCTGTGTATGAATCCAAGCCTTCTATCGGTGAATTCATGAAGGAATGGTTGGGTATCTACAACAGTCACAGTGGTGAGCGTGGTATCTTCAACCGTGAAGCTTCTCGTAAACAAGCCTCTAAATGGGGTCGCCGGGAGGAGAATGTTGACTACGGAACTAATCCCTGTTCTGAAATCATTCTTAAACCCTATCAATTCTGTAACCTATCTACCGTAGTGGTGTCTCCCGAAGATGACTTGAATACATTACAGCACAAAATTGCTGTAGCTACTATCATGGGTACTATGCAGTCAACCTTAACTGACTTCCCTTATCTTCGATCTATCTGGAGGGAAAATACTGAGGCAGAACGTTTGTTAGGTGTATCCCTCACAGGTATCTTTGATAACAAACTACTCCGTGGTGAAGAAGGTAACCTTGAGAATACCCTAAGTATCCTCCGTGAAACAGCCCGAGAAGTTAATGAATACTGGTCAGAAATTCTGGGAGTTAAATCCTCAGTAGCTATCACTGCTATTAAGCCCGAAGGAACAGTATCCCAACTTACCCAAACATCCAGCGGTATTCACCCCGGTCACTCACCATACTACATCCGGCGTATCCGTCAAGATAAGAAAGACCCATTGACTCAATTCCTTGTTGATCAGGGTGTACCCCATGAAGACTGCGTGATGAAGCCTAACGATACTACAGTGTTCTCCTTCCCACAACACTCACCGGGATTTACTCGTAAAGACCTTACTGCTATCCAACACTTAAACATCTGGTTAGCATACCAACGATACTACTGTGAGCATAAACCCTCAGTAACTATCTCTGTTAAAGACCATGAGTGGATGGAAGTAGGTGCATGGGTGTATGAACACTTTGATGAGTGTACTGGTATCAGCTTTCTACCTGATGATGGTGGGACATACCAACAAGCTCCTTATGAGGAATGTACCAAAGTACAATACGAAGATATGCAGATGCCTGAGATTGACTGGTCTTTATTTAAAGAATACAGTGATAACGTTGAGGGTGCCCAGACACTAGCTTGTAGCGCAGGTGGGTGTGAACTATGAAAAAGATTCTAATGTTCACCACTAAAACGTGTGCACCATGTAAACAAATGAAAGAAATTATGTCAACAGTAGATCACACAGGTATCCACCTTGAGTACTTAGATGCCCGAGATGAGGCAGCATTAGTAGTTAAATACGGTATCAAGAGTGTACCAACCTTAGCCCTAGTCGAGGATGATTCACTTCTAGATAAACACTCAGGTATCATGTCTGTAGATGAGTATGTTGACTGGCTAGGTAAAGCTGCTTAGTTAGTCGGGATTCCTTCTACTTCCTAACGGAATTAGTCGGTACCTATAGGGATAGCGTAGCTATAGCTACTCTATAGATAAGGGCCATTAGTATAATGGATAATACCATGCTCTTCTAAAGCATTCATGGGGGTTCAATTCCCTCATGGCCCACCAATAAACAAGAAAGGAACCATATGACTTATGGATTCAGACTATACGGACCAACAGGTAACGTAGAAATGTCTAGCACTGACTTCTCGTATGTGCCTATCGCCAGTCTCCTTGTGAACCCCACAACAAGCGGTAGCCAAACATTTCCGGGATTAGCCAGCATAAATATGATTGTAGTACAAACCCCTGAAGAACCTGTGGGTAT